AATTATTTTCTATTGAAAACTATTAAACTACCATATAACACAAGTCCTGATAACTACCCCCTTATCTCTAACATAATCAGGGAACAAACTATTATTAAAAAATGGTCTTATAAGAGGTTTAAAGAGAATAAATCTGAAAAAGAAATACGTAAACTAATCCCTACCCTTAATAATATCAATATAATTGATAGTTGGCTTACACAATCTTCTATTCTTGATGGCAAACAAGTATTTTTATCCAAACTTCGAAATAAAAGACGAGTTAAGATACCAATGGAAGGAATATCTTGGCTCAGAGAATGAATGGAAAGAATTGTTTGACATCATAAAAAACCTTAAACTGAGATATAGGGTTTCATTAGATACCTGTAAGAAGGGGTATAATGTTTTAAGGATGAGTTCTGCAAAATCAAAAATATTTTTATATGATTTTGTTTAATTTATTTATCTTACAAATGTACAAATCATTTACATAATTTAAAAAGGTTTTTTTATTTTCTTGAAAATTTATTTTTATACTCCAACAATAATTGCTTTTCATTCATAATTACACTATAAAAAGGTTCTACATAATTGGGGAATGTTCCGCCATATATCTTTAAAAACTCATCTTCTATCATCATTTTATAGAGATTTTTACTTCCCCTCCCTTCAGGGGCAAGTGGCATTTCTAATTGCTCTAATTCAATTTCTGCTTCTTCATTTAGTATCGGTTCTCTTAAATTAACCAATTTATAATTAGTTTTAAGCCTACTAACCCCATTTACTAAATTTTCGAGCTTTTTTAATGGTTTCATTTTATTTAAAACCCTTTCTTTGTTTATTTCATCCGCTTTTGCACATATCTCCCTAACCGATAAATATTTTACCTTAATCTCTGGAAAATATTTTAATAACGTATCTTCTCCCAAACCTTCAATCCCCTTAATATTATCCGACGTATCACCGGTTATTATTTTCATGTTGATTGCATTGGTATAGTGATGCTTAAAATGCATTAAATAATTAAATTTTGTTACCGGCTGCTCCATATTGGCAAATATTATTGTAATGTTTAAATCCAATAATTGAGCAAAATCCCTATCATTTGTGAAAATGTGGATCTCCTCATTTTTATGGTGCTTTAAACAATATGACGCTATTAAATCATCCGCTTCTATGTCATTTACTTCTATCTGCCTTAAAAATAATTCCTCTGCATATGCCTGAATACGCTTTTTCTGCTTTAACGTAGAAATCTCCTTTTCTTTCTCCCTCCTTATCTCAGCCTCAGTTAATTCTATCTTATTGTACCACTCCTTGGATTTTCGATTTGCTTTATATGCAGGATCGATCCTGTGCCTGTAAACCCCCCCTCCTTCACCATCCCACATTAATATCACCTTTGTGGGCTTATACTCTTTAATTAGCTTCCTTAATGTCGTAAGGAATGAATATAACCCCCCTATCATGCCAAAGGAATCTGTATATGTCTCTTTTGCACCATTCATTGAACGCTGTAACAAATAATTACTATCTACTAATAATGTCCTTGTGTTCATAATCACTTTTTAGGAAAAAATTCGTCAAGCCAGCTATTTCTTTTACATGCTTTATATGCAGACACACATTTACATTTAAACTCATATCTACCATCATATTTCAATGCTTCATTCTTACAAATATCATATGTCCAGTATTCTTGAGGTTTATTCATTCTTTCCATGTGAGAATATAATTCAACTTGCCATTTATTTCTTTTTATTGCCTCATATGCTTTGCGTTCTTCTTCTCTTAATTTTTGAATTGTATTATATTTAAGCGCAATTTCTTTGCATTTCTCTTTTGTCCAATATCCGTTTGGATGAATTTGTTGTATCATATGTGAACAAACAATATCATTCCAATTATTCTTCAATGCAGCAGCATATGCAGAAGCTGAATTAGTTTTAAAATCACTAATAGTGGTAAATTTTAATGCTTCTTCCTTAACCCTATCAAAAGTCCAATGTGCTTCTTTTTTCCATTTAGTCATATGAGAACATATATCATCTAACCAACCTTTTTCACGTGAAATTTTTACAATATTTGCATTATTTTTTATAAAATCTGGTTTATATTCAAATTTTAATGCTATTTCTTGACAATATTCAAAAGTATATGATTCTCTTTTTCTATTTAATGGTGTCATGTGAGAACATATTTCATTAATTATTTTCTGTTTTCTTGCAGCATCATATACTTTAGGTTCATTATTTATAAAATCAGTTTTTGTGTTATATTTCAAAGCAACTTCATGGCAATATTCTTTACTATAATAATTATTTGGTTTTCTCATATTATCAATCATATGAGATGTCAATTCTTCCAACCAATTATTTCTTTTCATTATAGTATAACAATTAACATTTTCTTTTATAAAAGTAGCTAAATCATTATAGTTGTTGGATATTTCCCTACATTTTTCTTTACTAAAATAATTGTTAGGCTTTTTTATTTCTATCATGTGTTGACAAATATCATTAATCCATCCATGTTTGGTTGCAGTTGCACATATACTACCACTTCCATTTTTAAATTCAACCTTAGTGTTATATTTTAATGCTTCATTTGCACAAACCTCTTTTGTTAATTTAATTTCATATCCTCCAATTCCCCCCGTTTTTGCTTGATTTAAAATAATCCACCCTTCATTTTTATATTTTTCTACATAAACTCCTTCAAGTACAGATGCCTCATCTACTGGAATATAATCGGTTAATTGCTTTCTAATTGGTGTTAATCCAGTTAAATTCATGTACTTCACAACCGAATCTTTAAAATCTTTTTTTCTATTTTTCTCCCTTTCTTCAATATTATATGTCAGTCCAACATATACATGATTATCTGAAAATTCATATGAATATATACATTTATTGAACCTATTTCCCGTTCTTTTTAGTATCTTATTCATTTCATCTGTTAGTTTTAATCTATGTATTGCTCCATATAATGATTTATTTGTTAGTCTTAATTCACGTATTGTTTCATAGTTTTTCATTAGTTCTAAACAACGTTCTACATTCCAAACATTCATATTCGGATTTGGCATATGTTCACAAACAACATTAAGGCATTTTAATCTTACTGCTGCTTCATAAGCTCTTGATGAATTATTTTTAAACTCCTTTCTATTTTTCCATTTAAGTGCTTCTTCGTGACACTTCTCAATTGTCCAATATTTATTCCATGCAATTCTTTTCATATTTTATACATTAAAAAACCAACCACCATTTAAATGGTAATTGGTTTACATTTTTATTATTATTCATTTTCAAAATCACTTCCAATATTCATAAACATTGACTTTGAATCATTTCCATCTATTTTATAACCATTATCAATTTCATCTACATTCACATCTTCACCAAATAAATTTCTAAAATATAATATATTTTTTTTCTTATATTCATCTAATTTATCTGGTTGTACAAATCCATGTGGTGTTGATATTATATTTCCTTCCATTGAAATTCCTCCCAATGGACCTTCTATTTGATTTTTAAATATATTCACTTTAACTTGAACCCCATATGAAATTTCGCGCTTTTTTGAGATTGCAGTTATTTTCTTAACACCTGAAGTCAAAATACCTCCAAAGTGATATATTAGACGTGGAGAGAATTCCCATGTTCTTCCACCCTTCATCGTAACTACCTTATTCATAGGATCTAATCCTATCTTTTGAGTAGCAATAAATGTATTAGTATATTCTTTATTTATTTTTCTACTATTGGGCAGCCTCTCATTCAAAATATTGGAAAGTTCCTTTTCGTAGGCTGCAGCATTCCAAAAATTGGAATCGCTTTCTCTTTTTTCTGCCGCAGCAATCATTTTGTCACAATTTAATGTACCTACAGAATCTAATGCGAATAATAATTCAAACGGTAAATTACCTCTTTCTTGTTCATCTAAGAAAAATTTAACACAATCAGCCAGATCTTCAATAGATGCAGATACTTTATTTTTATCTTTTAATTTTCCAAAATGTTCAAGTAAATATTCATTATCAATATATATATAATTACCACTCCAATCAAAACCCATTAATGCTAATCTATCTTTCCCTAAATTATTTTCACAATCTATAATTATTGGTAGTAAACCCATTTTTTGGGCATTCACTATTCCAAGGCATATAGCTGTTGATTTTCCTGTATTTGAAAATCCACGACAGGTACAAACATAACCCTTAACGAAGCCCGGCAACCCGCAAATACCCTCTATTGCATCATCAATTTTAATCCATGTTAATGGCTTATCGGGTACATCTTCCGCACCCACTTTCTTTTTAAAATCCTCTAAACTAAAACTCTTTTTTGCAGTTGGTTTTCTAACCTTATCATTTGATACTATTTCATCACTATTTTTTGCCATATTGTTATATTTTTAATTATTATGAAAATAACGGAGAAGTGTTTAAACCCCTCCGTTAAAAGTTATTTTTTTATAATTATTATTAAAAAGGAAGGTCGTTATAATCCTCTTCCGAAGTATCGGGAGTTTCACCCTCCTCTTCTACCACCTCTTTAACTGGAGTAGATGGGATGGTTGTTTTGGTTTGGGTTGGTGCTTCTAAAACACTTTTTCCCATATCCAATGCATCATCTTGATAAGTACCAACGTTATTTGAGTTTACATTTGAAATAGATATTTTATTACCATCATTATCAGTAACATCAGAAGCATATTCAAAATTATTATCTTCATCGGCATCAAGATTACGGGTACGTGTGTTTGCTTTTTCTTCCAAATCGGGGCGACCTGGGAATACCCAATGTTTATTATTTGCATCAGTATCGTCCCAATAAGGGCTATTACCTGTGGCTACCAATTGAAGGTATTCATAAGGGGTTACAATATTACTCACTTTTTTAGGGAGGAAAACATCTCTCCAAGTAATAGGATCATCAAGCCATTGCCTTTTGATTAAGGGGTCTGAATGCAACACCGATTTACCTTTATAAGTAATGGCAGAAATAGTTTTATATGTACGGCCATTTAAAATAGTATCGGTCATAGTAATACTTAAATCAGTCCCTTCTTCGGCAGAGGTTGGGTTTAATTGAAGATTTTCGTAGTATTCCTGTAAGATTGGCAATAATTTGTCAAGAGTTCCTTGATTTTTAAAATTATGTTTAAAACGCCAAAATTTAACGCCATCCTTTTCAACCCCTTTATCTATTCCCCTGACAATATAAAATCTTTTTGCATCCCAAACATTTGCATCTGCGAAGATTTTAGAGTTTTTTTGCCTAATTTCTTCTTGTTCAGGGGTCATGTTTTCCTTTTTAACATATTTAATTGAATTATCCTGCAAGGACATCATTTTTTTATGTTTAGCACAAAGGGGGCATGGAGCTGGAACCATGATAGGTTTTCCTGTAATGGGGTCATTGACAATATTCCCATTATTGTCAAGTTTAGGAACTTTAGGGTCATTATGTGCAGGGCAATAAATGACTGTACCACGTTTTACTTTTCCATCTTTGCCATTAGTTGGGACTACGTGGAAATATGCCTCTTCAATAATTTGTTTATTGTCTTTTGGGGGCAAAATCCTAAAGATTTCCTTGTTGTTCCTTGGCACAAAGTACTTAGGTAAGAGGTTTTTACCATTAGTGGCACTTTTAAGTGCTTCTTTTTGTCTCCGTTGATAATTGGAGAACATGTTTGTTAATTTTGTCACATCACTACCTTGAGTGCTTGACATGTTTTCATTTTGTTTTTCCATTTTTTTATGTTTATTACAATTTTAATAATTTTTCAGATCACAAATTTACAATAATAATTATTAACCCCAAAGGTTTTTTTAAGATTATGTAAAATATTTATTTTGAAATATACGTTAAATCATCAGAAACTATGCTGAACGATAATATTTGTTTATTTTCATAATAATAACCATTTTTCATCCGTATTTGTAAATAATAATCTTGGGGTATTAACCAAGAAGTATCTAAATTAAATTCATATCCTTTATTAGTCCTGTTTACTTTGGTAAATGGGATTATATCTATTTGATATTTACCTGCAATTGCAGTAAATAGTCTATATTCTAAGTCAAGAGGAATGAAATTATTTTGATTTGGGTATAATTCTTTAACAGATATTTTTATTTTTCTTATTGAATCGTCTGCTTTAATTTTTTCATTTTCTTTAATCCCGTTAAAATTAAAATGATAATTATTAAAATTAATATCATCGGTTTGATTCATATCATAATATACATCGGAAGATATTAAATAAAACTCTCCTTCATGTTCAATTGTTTTATTATTAATAGTTATTGACCACGTATCAGTAAATATTACCGCATCAGGAAATGATTCTGAATCAACATTTAAAGTAATTTTATATATCCCCTTAGATACGGTTTCTATTGAATCCCCACTTAATGTTGCCACAATATTATCCTCATGATCTCTTATAACTACATTGTTTATTATTACATCTTCAGGAAATCCACCAACATTGGAATATAAATATAAATCATTGTCTTTATCTAAATAAAAATAATTCCTATCGTCTGTTATAGTATCATCTATAATGGTTTCAACGTAAGGTTCATAATAAGTGTTGGTGTGTTTTGTAAAGAATGCGACTGCTTGTCTAAATTCAGTTTCAATACTTTCATAAAAATCTGTAAATTTAACACCAATACCATAACTATTTCCAGTATATATTGTAGTGCCCGTATAACCGGTTAAATTACCAAATAATCTTTGATTAATATAATCGGTAATGTCTATTTGAATATCTTCATTACCTTTATTAAAAGTTTGTGAATTTATAATTGTGGTAGAGCCACTATCATATGCCCCTTCTGAAGTCCAATTTATACCTGTTTTTCTTTCAAACCAATTTGATGCTTGGGGATCTTTATATTGTAAAGCTACTGCATCATTATAATTAAAATCATATCCACCACCCTCATCCCAATCTTCATCTATATTAAAAAAATCTAATTCAAAACTTGTTGCCCTATCTATATTTAATGAATATGATTTTTTACCTATATATTGGGGTGCATTTGTTATTGTATTGGTTAAATGTAGTGTGTGGCTAACAATTCTATTAGAATTGATAATACCGTCGTTTATTTTAATTGTTAAATCATCTAAATCAACATCAAAAATAAATCTGCTTACTTCTTTATTGTAAGTCCCAAAACTTATTTCCGTTACAGGATTTTGACTACAATTCGTTGAATTGTTACTTATTAATGAATTGTTTTTTCTTAAATAAGAACGAAATATGCTCATTATATTTTTTCATATAAATACTGAAAAATATAGTTTTATGTGCAAATTGTTTTATAAAAAAATCTTCTAACAATTTTAAGGGGTTAGAGAATTGTATTTTGTAGTTTAATATAATATAGTGATTTAACCATACTTACGTTTACTGGATAGTTAGTGGCAATACTACTTCTTCGGAAATAGTATCTTTGATTCTTTTTTATTGATACTGCCATAAGTAAAGTATGTGGCTAAATGAGATATAACAGGTAAAATAACACACGCAATTAACATTGGAATTTCACTTTTTGTAAAGTCAAAACTTTTGGTATATTGTTTTACCAAATAATATGCACTATGTACTCCAAGTGCAATCCAATTACTATAATTAAATAAATCATAACCGTACTGCCACTAACACATTATAAAAAACAGTGGGGTGTTAGTGGTCTTTTTAGCCCATCTGCTTCGATTAAACATTATTTCAATTTAATAGGTGGGTGTTTCAAAATCCCCACCGATTTTTTATAATCAAACGTTATCGGTCAGCTTAAAGACAGCTCTGAACATTCGACAGTGTAAAATAAGTTTTGCAACTGATGAAGGTATTTAAGTTCAACCCTAAGATTATGATTAGAGAAAAAGAACGGTGTGTTTTCGCCCCATTGAACGATTGTAAATTTTCCTTTTTCATACCAAATGTTCATTTCTTCGGGGTCTGATTCGTCAAATCCAATAACTCCCTTATCTTCAAATCGTTTAAACCCTAAATTTTGAATAAGTTCAGGGGTTAATTCAATTTTTTCTAAGGCAAAGTATTTGCCATTAATTAATGTATGAACATATCCTTTTACCTTAAAATCAATTCTATCTTTTAAAACTTCAATTCCTTCAATTTGTCCGTAGCCTCCCCATTCTTTTGATGCTACATAGTTGCCAATTCTGAAATCGGACGGAATAAAAGCCGAACCGATAACACTATGTTTATGCAATTGGGGTTTTTGTTCGTTATTCATCTGTATTTGTGTTTATTAAGTTTTTACTATTTTGATGGTGCTGTGGTTTCTATTCCCCAATTGCATAAACATTTAACGTTAGCCACAATGCTAAGTACGATGCACTGTAACCCCGAAATCCTTTATTACTTTTCCTGTTGCCGTTTCTCTAATTTGACAAAAAGGATTTCTCCAACTTTCATCCTTGTAAGCCCAATATTCATTTTTAGAAACACTGTGGCTAACATCAGGTATATTGCATTGCTGCTTTCTACCTTTAAATAAGTTTCTAATAAATTTATACGCATCCATATTCATCGTGAAATGTTTTTTTGCTTATCATTGTTCATTGGTATATCAAGTAAGTTACCATCTTTACTTATTTTATACTTATCGCTTTTAATCATATTTATTTCTTGAAGAAACTAAGGATTCCACACCCATTTATCTCCATTAATCCAATATAATATTTGAAGTATTATTACATGAATAATCCATGCGACTGCTCCAATAAGAATACCTTTCGCACAACTTACATTAAATAAACTAACCGAACCTAACCAAAATACCCCGTAGGTTAAATAGCCCAAACAAAACCAAATTTTTATTAGTATTTCCATTTTTTTAATTATATATAAAATATATATCTCACAAAGATAATACAATTATTTCTAATAACAAAAAAAAAAATAAAAT